GGAGGACTGCCAATTTACAGCAACATCTCTTCGCATAGGTGGAAGGTTCACAACAGCTTCCCAGTAAACTCCATCAAATTCTTGTGTAGTTATAGAACCTGTATAGGGTGACGCTACAGTTCCTATAGTTCTTATTAGCCTAAAATTGCTATTAATAAAATTAGGAGTGTTTGGCATAGTTACTAATTTACCCACCTGCTAAACTCCTTCTAAATGTTCCACCACGCATTGCTGCTTCTTGAACTGCTGCCTTAGTTACATCAGCTATTTGTGGCATCATTTTTGTTACCTCTGCTCTTACTGTAGGTACAATTCCAGTAGCAAAGTTAATTGATTGATTTATTATTGTAGTTCCGCCACCACCCATAGCATTTTTGCTATTCATGTTATTCATAATAGAACCACCAGTGTTAGGCACGAATATTTCAGGACCACGTTCACCTACTAGAGTTGCTCTACCACCTTGTATAGCACCACCACCTGCTAATGTACTAGGGTCTAAAATTGGACCAGTTTGATTTGGACTTCCGCCTGAAGCAACATTTGATGAAAACATACCAGTGCCAACTGTTCCAGTAAAATTAGGAAATATTTGTGCAAGTATTCTATTTACAACTTCCATTTGTAAAAAAATTGCAATAATTTGAGAAACTATGCTTCTTGCAAAGTTTTTGAAACTCTCTAAAGCGTTTTGACCATTAAGTAATGAATCTACAAATTGTGTCGTGAAGGCATTAGATGCACTTGTAACAGCTTGTTGCAGTTCGTCTGTAAATGTTGCAGTAGTTTTTAATGCAGGGTCTAAATCTCCTGACATATTTGCTACCATTGCTTCTATTTCTGCATTTAGTTCCTCTAAAGATTTATCAGTTTCATTTAAACTAGCAGGGTCTAAAAAACCCATATCTATAGCAAATTTTTGTCCGACCTCTTGCATTTTGTCAATTGCTTCATCTAGTAGTGATGTATAGTTTTCTATAGCTAATGCTGCTAATACTAATGCTGCCGTTATAGGATTTTTTTGTAAAAGTACCATAGCAGCTCTTACACCTAACACTGCTCTTTTTAACATATTCATAGATTTAGCTAAAAATAATGCAGCCATAGCAGGTGCTCTTGAAGCTGCAAATATTGCTAAAATTATCATTAAACTGTTCATATTAGCTACTAATACACCAACTACGTTTTTTAACAGATTAAAAGACTGTAATAATATTCCACCGATCAGTTGACCAGCAACTTTAGATTTTTCTGCTAATTTTTTTAAAGATAGAGCTGTTTCTGTCATTACTGTTAAAAGACCACCTTCACCAACTGCTGCCATTGTTAATGATACTGCATCTTTAAGATTTGAAATAGCACCTGATGCTGTTTTAGATCGTTCCTCTAGAGCTGTAGCATAATTTTCTTGTGCAATATTTCTTAAAAATCCTACTATTTCATCAGAGTTTCTACCAATAGTGGTTTCTTGCTCTCTAAATATCATAGTGATGTTATCGCCTTCTAGTTTGGCTTTTATACCAAACTGTTTAAGCATCTCTGTCTCACCAGTAGTTGCGTTAAATACAGCTTGTGCAATTTGTGTAATATCTTTACCAAATGCTGCTGCTATATTACCGAAGTCCTTCATAGTCTCACTTGTAGGAGCAATACCTGCATTTAGTAATGTTGTGAATGCTGTAGCTACATTTTCTACTTGGAAGGTTGTAGTTGCTGTAAATCTTTTAATTAGTTCAAATGATGTTGCTGCTGATTCTGCTGAACCTGTTACAGCTTTTAATGTTGCTTCTAAATCTTGAAATTCTCTTGCGGTATTTGCGATTGCACCACCAATTCTTGCGAATCCGACTGCAGCAAATACTTTAGCTAAATTTGCAAAAGTAGCTACTGAAGATTTTGCTGTTTTATTTGTATTACCTAATTTTTTATTGACATCATTTAAACCTTTTCTTAAAGATTTAGTCTCTGCTCGTATTTCTATTAATAATGTGTCAACTGGTGTAGCCATTAGTCAGGGTATAACTCCATCATTTCATCTAAGGTTGTCTTATTCATAGGTTCTTCGTTTTGTTTTGCACCATTAAACTCAGCAAAGCCGTCTAAAGCTAAATAAATTTCTTGTGGACTAGATTGCCAAAAATTATTAGGAGACATACCCATCATGCCGACACATATAGAAAAATAGCGTTTAATAGGCAGTGTTGCACTTATCAGTCCGCCTGTTCTTGCTTTCCCTCGTCTGTTGCTTCCTCTGAATCATCAGTTAGAGTTTTAGCAAGTAAGTTAGCTACAGCAGCTGTAGATTTAACAATTCCTGCTTTTTGTACTAATGCTATAACATCTTTATGTTGTAGATCATTTCCACCACCACGAAGGGCAGGAGTTAGTACATTTATTATTTCGGACATTCGGATATCACCTTCGCCCATTTTTGTAGCAAGTTTGATAATGCCACAATCACATGAATCTTCAACTTTCATAATAGCATCAACTGTAAGTCTACACTTGTAATCCTTACCTGCTAATTGAACAGTTATTTCACCCTTTAATTTGTTGTTGTTCGCCATCTGACTTTTCTCCTTTCGGTTGACTTGCTTTTGCAAGTTTTATTTTTAAAATACCATCTCTCATATCAATGACACTAGATACTACTTGCATCACTTTGCCATTAACTTTAATTGTGTCTTTTATTTCGCATACAGGGATATCTAAATCTTCACCATTAAACATTCCATGAACATCTTGATTATTAACTTTGACTGTTACTTTTTCCCAACCCATAAGCTACTCCTTATTATACTGCTGCGAATGTAATATATCCTGCTGATTCAAAAGACATCGTATATGTAACTTCACCATTATATTCACCTGCGTACTCTAAACTCGTGATATTAAATAAACCAGTATAAGTTCCTAAGTTTGGAACTAAGAACTGGAATGTTTCAAAAGCAGGTGTTTGAGCAGAAGAACCATTAGTTGTATTTTGCTGTGCTTGATATGAAGTTCTTAATGCAACTTCTGCTGCTGAATCTGTAAAGACTCCTGAACCACTAATTGATAAACTATTTACTCCACCACCAGCTAATAAAGTTCTAGTACCTTGACTATCTTTATTAGTAACATCTAGTGACTCATCAGATAGACTGATTGAAGATGACCTTAGACCGCCAATAGTAGTTTGAGTACCACTGATGTCTAATTTGATTAACATGTCTAAACCTTTTTGTGCTGCCATTTTTTTCTCCTAAAATTAGTTAGCCTAAAATTATTGCTCGGAATCGCATGACTCCATGACGAGTAACACCATCTGGGTCTCTCATTATGTCGCTAAATTCAAACCTAAGATTAATTAAATTAAAACCAGTAACTGTTAAGTCTATATCATGCAATAAATCGTGAACCTTGTCCATTATTTCTTTAGTTTGCTTAGAACCTTTATATTGCGACCATACATGTATGTTTACAGTATATTCGCCACCTGTTAAATCAAAGGTACTATAATCAATAGCTGTTTCTTCACCTAATAAAATAAATGGATAGGTGTTTCCTTCTATCGCTTCATCAAAAACACCACAAGACAAGGTAGATGTAATAGCACTAACATTAAGTGCTGCGTAAATAGAGCTTTGTAACTGAAATTGACCTATGCTCATTTTATAATTCCTTCTTTCTTAAACAAATTTAATATTTTATTTTTATTTTTATTTAACGCAGGTTGCATAAAGGGTCTTGCTTGCATATTTGTTGTGCCAAACTCTAATGCTTTTGAGTAAGGAGATGCTGATATAACTTGACCTATTACACTTCCATCAGGTTTAGAGGTTACATTCATTGTAATATTTTGACCCAGAAAACCACTATCAGTTGCAGGTGGATTTCCTGCTGCTGATGCTGTATGTGTTATACCTTTTCTAGTATAAGACCTACCAGTTCCTTTTTGTTTTATACTTTCTTGTGCTGTTGATTCAACCATCATTGTTGCACGAGAAACAACTTTTCTTACATTTTTTTTTGCTATAGTAGTTGCTCTCTTCTTTAAATGTGCTTGTAGTTTTTTTGGGTCAGTAAACTTCATATTGCTACACCTTCTTCACATAACAATTTAAGAAATCTATCTCTTTGATCTATATTAATTATGCCTTTTACATCAAACAATCTTGAACCAAAGCTAATACGACTATTAGTTCCTATATTCTTCATGTAGCGGATTGTAACTTCGTGTGTGATCTTCTCTTGAACCATGCCTTGCCTGTATGTGCTATTAGCACTTGTCGGCATTATGTTTGCATAGATAAATGTAACTGGGGTATAGGCTTGTGCTAAACCACCGCCTGCATCACGAGTATTAGTAGGGTTCTCTACTTTAATTCTGAATCGCATCTTGCCGATACTATTAGCCATTGTTTAGCCTAATGCCATTAATGAAGATGAGCCTAATCCCTTGTGAACAACATAAGGAGAATACAAAGACCTTAACATAGGTGGATAAGATAATTTTGAGTCATCCATGTCTCCTCTATGCTCATAGAGATAGGCTATATGTTGTAATATCCCAAGCCTTAAAGGTTCAGGCACATTATATTGAGAGGTATAACCAACTACATATTGAACTTCTATTGCGTTAGCTACTCTTAATGATGTTGGAAAGGTAATACCTGTCTTTAAAACTATCCTAGAAGGTTCTCTAACATTGTCTACTACATAGTTAGAAGCAGCAAAGGTCGTAGCAGTACCTGCATCATTATGAGTCTTAACATGGCTTATAGAAACAACTGGTGATCTTGGTAATACTATGTAATTTTTATATTTATTCAGATAGGGAGCTGTTCTCATTCCTTCCCATAAAGGTTCGTTCATATCCTCAAAAGCATCAAGATATAAAACTAATGTTTGAGTCATTAAAGCTCTACCTGTATGTTCTTCACAAAACCTTCTAGCAGTTTCTATAAATGGTCGGATAATCCTTTCATCAGTTGAATCATCAACTCTAAGGTATTCTTTTACTTCTTGTAAGGTTACAGGTTCTTGAACTGGCTCTGTAAGTATTTTTATTCCTGCCATTAGATAACTGCTCCTATAATTTGTGTACAAATAATAAGGGCATATAAACCCCATATTTGTTGCTCCATTCTAACAAACTTACTAGAACCTGAATCCATACGCCTTTCTATGTTCTCATAGCGTAAAGCACATATCTGCTCATGCAGTTCCAACTTACTTAGATCAGTTGGGTTTGCTATCTCCACTTTCGGCATCTTCATCATTAGCTTCCATTTCTTCAGGCAAATTCTCTTTAAGTTCTGCCATATAATGATTAATGAGTACATCAGCTTTTTCTATTTCAAATTGAGCATTTGTAACCATGTCATTCTTTTGTTTTTGTATGATGGCTAGTTTGTTGTAAAGCACTTTGCCTTCATCAGACATATCATCTAGTGCATACTTTTTATTAACATCTTCGTCATCTACCTTTTCAGTAATTGTCAAAATTTGTGGTTCTTCGTTTACTGTATTATCGTTAGCGTCTGCCATAATTAATTCTCCTAATTAAAAGTTATATCTTAGCATCACTTAGTTTATATTCAAACACCTGCTGATTCGTTAGCAGTTTTCTTAGCGTTCTTAATTGCTGTTGTCCAAACTGCTGTTGCTATGCCTTGTAATTCAGTTGATTCACTACTCATATCTGTATCGGTATGTGTCCAACTATCATCATCAGCTTGTACAGAGCTTACGCAATCTATTACACGCCTATGAAAAGACCTTGTAAGTTCTACGCCATCTTCTTTTATTACAGTAGCTGTTCGCACCTGTATAGATTTATAGTCTCCTACAACTTCTATCTTGTCATCTACTATTGTTTTTGTTATTGCCATTCTATTCTCCTTTGTCCGTACCTAGAATCCACTAGGTATATTAGTTATTAAACTTGATATGTTGCTGTTCCTATTATATATACTGAGTTATTTCCTGATGCTTCTAATTCACCCCAAACTGTATAATCAAAATCTTGGTCATTCGTATTAATAAGTCTGATTTGTGTTTCACCAGCATCTATAATACTAGTTAGTGTAGAGTCATTAGGTGTGTAAAATCTTGCATATATTGGTGCTGCTGACTGTGAACCACTTACAGATGTAAAAGGTAAACCAGTTATTTGAACTTGTACTGTACTTGAAGGCAAACCACCAGTAGTTTGTAGATGATAATGAACAGTAACTTGATTACCAATTTTTGTATATTTACCTACAGCAGTACTTAAAGTAGCTCCACAAGAAGGAGTCCAAGTACCTTCTTCATAATCAGTAAGTTTGTTTGCTGCACCAGTTCCACCTATAAAAACACCACCTGAAAGGTAGAGGTCTTTGAATCGTCTTGAGGAGCTTCCTAAATCTAACAATCCATTACTTGCGCCACCAGTTACTGTAGAAGCAGGAAGAAACGCATTGTTATTTCCAGAAGTCCACAAGTAAGCATCATTTGAACCAATTGCTATTTCACTTGCTATAACACCAATACTTCCAACTAAATTACTCTGTTTTCTAAAGTCTAATAAACTTCCATCTGTCCCTTGATTTTTACCAAGTACTAATACTTGTGCGTTAGCTGTTGTTGCTATTTCTACTATTCCAGTATCGTTGTCATAACCAAAACCTCTTTGGGAGGCAAATCCACTAGCAGGATTAACAACTGTATTTCCTAAAGCAATATCTCCGTTAGCAAGTATTCTCATTCTCTCAGCGTTGTTAGTGTTAAAGCTAAAATATGTATTTATTGCTGTACCAATATTTAGAGCATTACTACCATTATCATATTGAAAAACACCACCAATATTACCACTTTCATCAAATATTTTATAACCAGCTAATCTATTATTGGTTGTATTTTGAGCAACATAATAAACATCAGAACCATTAGTATCTTTTGTAGTTGTATGAACACTGCCTGTTGGAGAAACTATACCAATACCAACTCTGCCACTAGCATTTACAGTCATATGCTGGGTCATACTTGCAGTATTACCTGCTGATCCTGACGCTGCACCAGACCACCTATGTTCACCAAGCCTTTGTTGGTATACAGTTGCTGCTCCTGTTCCGTAGTATTTAAAATTATTACTGTTGTGATACACGTTACTACCTAAAACTGTATTGTTTGCTCCCAAACCAGAAACAGACGAACCTTGTATTTGTAGAGTGGTAAAGGTATCCCAATCAGTTACAGGAGCAACCCCAATCCCAACGTTGCCTGACGCATCAATTCTCATGCGTTCTGCATTGTTATTGCCAAAAAGCATATTAGAATTTTCAGCATTATAAATTAATGCATCACCTGAAGTATCTCCTGAAATACCTACAAAAAACTTATCTGTATTGTGGTCATTAGCAAAAGCTATATTTGCACCAACTCCTGAACCTGAACCATGTATGTCAACTAAAGTATTACCACCAGTAAATGTTGATTGACCTATTGCTATAGCATTATTAAAAGATGCTTTGTTATTAAATATAGCTCTACCTGCATCTGACATATCAAGGGCGAGGGCTGAAATGGTAGAGCCATTATCGTTGCCTTGAAAAATTATATCTCCATCTGATATTCTTGAACGAATATGAAAACTACTTCCTGCTTCATAAAACTGTCCATAAAGAGTTCCTGCATCATGTAATTGTATAGAACCTGCGTTTGCAGCATCAAGAATAATATCTCCTGCAACGTCTAATGTTAAGTTGCCTGAACTTACATCTATTTCACCATTAGTTCCATTGTAGTAAATTTGTAAATCATCCCCACTACCTGCAATCAAAGAATTATTATCTGTTACAACTACATTATTATTAAATGTAGCTCTACCTGAAGCTGACATATCAAGGGTAAGAGCCGTTATTATAGAGTTACTATCGTTACCTCTAAAAAAAATGTCCTCATCTTCTATCATGCTTGTAATTTTCACGCCACTTGAGTTAGCAAAGTTTAACCAATGCGTCCCACCATCTTTGAATAATATATCTGCACCATCAGCATCAAGAATGATGTCTCCTGCAACGTCTAGTGTTAAGTCTGAAGTATTTTTTATACT